TCACTCGCTCAACCCTGTCGGACGCGACCCGATACCGTAGCAAGCGATAGCCTCACCCATGGCCAAACCGATTTCGTCATACCCGGCAGCGGTGTAGTGGAACGTGTCGCTCATCAATCCCCTGCCAGCAAAGTACTTCGCGCCGCTGTGCGCCATGAGTACATCTCCAGCAATCGCAAGGTTCGCCTGCGCCTGCCTTATCGTCGCATATCCGGTTGTGTCCCCGGTGCTTTTTGTGCCCGTCTGGGTCATTACCAGTTTGAACCGTTCCCCCATGCCCGTGTGTGCCTGCATCCGGGAAAGAAGGTCGAGAAATCCGTTCTCATAGTCGGTAGCGCTCATGCTATTGTCGCCATCTGTCTCGCCTTGGACGATTGCACCAATGCATCCGACGACATTCAGTTCTAGCATTTCAATCTCAGTCAGCGTGTTGGTGAACCGCGACTTTGCGTTGTTCCAAACCGTCTGCCCGTCGCCCCAATTGCTGACAATGCCGGTGCCGCCGACGGCAGTGTTGATGAAGATCACGCCTATACGCCCATTCGTGGCCGACAGGACCGCATAGCAAAGCGCGGACCCAAGCGACCCTTCGGTCGTGCCATCATTCCCTGTCGGCTCCTCTACATCGACAAGGCCGGTGCCGGCCTTGAACATATACCCGCGACCAGAGGGGACGGTGTAGGCAGTGGCGTCCTCGGCTCGGCCCGCCATGTTGGACTGCCCGACACCCCAAACGATGATGAAGCCGGTCGTATCGTCCCAGTCAGCTCCGCCCGAAGCTTCCAGCGTTTCAACGCGCTCCTCGATAGATGGGACATCCAGTGCCTCGATCACGCCAATGCGACGATCAAGGTCGAGAAGATATCCATCAGGGCCGCCTGTGATCAGGCCAAGGCGAACAAGGAAACGATAAGAGGGCCGGACGTTGGCGTCTGTGAATGTCGCTTTATCGCCTGTTGCGTAGTGGTATCCACCGAAGTCGCTGGTCCGCCCGTCGCCGTCGTAAACCATGGTCCCGACAGAGCCATAGAAACCGAAATGCTCACCTGCGGCGATGTCCAGGGGCTCATCTAGATAGATAGTCTGAACCCCCGAGCCCGGCACGGTCACCGTGACCTCGTTCGTCTGGGTGTAGGTGCTGCCGCTCAAAGAGAAGCTGCGCAGGCTAACGGTTCCAGCTGCGCGCGCGTAGAGCGTGAAATACTGCACACGAACGGCCTGTTCGAACGCCGCGGGGAAGACAAACGTCCGGTCCGGCATGTCGTCATCGCTGCCTGTATCGCTCAAGTCGTCAAGTGTGCCCCAGTCCCATGCACCAGCGCGCTGCTCGTACTCTGCACTGTCCATTTTCTTGCCGAGAGCGACTGCGAGGCTGCTGCGGATTGAAGCCGGCGGCATGACGGAAAGCCGCGCGTTGATGTGGTCTCCGGCGACGCCGGTCCCCGCCCCGAACGTGCCCGACGCTATGGAACCTATGCTCTTGTACGGCGTCCCAGGACTGTACGATTGCTCAAGCTTGACATCTGCCGTGCCGCTCTTGACGGCGAAATAGTGCCCCGCGCTTTCAATGTCCGGTACGCCCTCAACATCCAGAAGAGAAATGGTGTTCACTCCATCCACGACGTCCAGGGTGATTGTGCTGTCGACAAGCGTGTAGGCATCTCCGCTGTCTGTCCCGTCCGGTGCTGCGACAAAGGCCAAGATGATGGTCCCTGCGCCGGAGGCACCGATTACCAATTCAGCCGGTGTGCCGATGTCCAGTTCATCCGCCAGAACATAGTAGTTCCCGCCAACCACCGTGCTACCCGTGAACATGGAGCCGCCGAAGTCTTGGAAGTCGCCAGTGATTTGCGTGAAAAAATCGAGACTAGTCTTCGAGCTCAGCCCCGTGTCGTACGGCCCATCCCAGCTCGACCCGTTCCATTCGTAGATCTGCTGAGCATCCTGCTGGAAAGCGCGCTCTCCGGACGACGGAGACAGCGCCAAGCGCGCGGTTTCGTCGGCAGGGAAATACGTGATGTTCGCGCTGATCGCGGCCTGATCTGCCGAAGCTTCAGCGATTGTTCTCGCCTCTTCTGCGCTTTCCAACACTGAGATCGCTTCCAACTTCAGCTGGGTCGTCTCCTCGACCGTGGCCGGGTCGATCAGCTTTCCGGTCAGATCGGCATAGGCGTGGAAGGCCTTGATCGCGTAGATCATCGCGATGTTGCGCGGGCGTGTCTCGTCGCCAACACGGGCTTCGGGGCTGTCTCCACTGTCGAAGGAGACCGTCTGAACGCCGGCGCCGGAACCTTCATGCCGTGAGGTTTCACTCGTCGACGAGGTGGTGAAAGCGCCTCCGGAAATCCCCGTGTTGTTCGTGCGGTTGACGAAGGACCCGGTGATGCGCTGCATCTGATCCAGCTGCGACGACCCGAGATCGCGATCGACATCGACACCGCGTGCATTGTCCCAGCCTCGGATGAACTCGCCGCGCGTGTCAGGCAGCAAGGGATCGCCACTGCCGTCGGTGCCCCAGAGCGACCCGCCATCAATGAGGAGCTGGCGCAGATCCGGATAGTCTGAGGTGACAGCCTGGCCTTCCATCGCCAAGAAGGTCGAAGGCATGCTGTCGACGGGAAAGATCGCCACGGCGCCGATCGGGAACACTGCCCCGCCGATATAATCCTTGATGAGCTGCGCGTCCGAAACTGCCTCTTCAGCGTCAGTGACCGCCTGATCGACCTGGTCTTCGTGCTCGGAGAACTTCGCCGCCATGGCGCCGGTTTCTGCGAGTTGCGCGGCAAGGTGCTCCGTCAAGATCCTCCTGACGCCTCCCTCACGGTTCCCAACGAGATCGTCGATCAGTTCTGTCGTGGGGATTTGACCGGTGGTCAGTCCGTCATCAGCCATCAATGCGCTCCTAGATGGTGATCAGGAACGGGCCACTGACGGGGCCGGGCAGACCGTCCTCGTTCTGTGGCTCGATCCAGATGAAATGCGCCCCCTGTGCAAGGCAGGCGTCGGTTTCGAGGTAGGCGGAAAGGTTGTCCAATGCCCCGTTGAAGTCGGCAGATGCCAGGAAGGACAGCGTGTCGTTGCCGGTCGTTGCCTGGATCCGGTCAGCGAACTGGCCGTCGGCGCCAGCGGGACTGCCTGCCCGGACAGAGCCGCCGGTCAGGCGTGGCGTGACGGTGCCGGCGGTGCGACCCGAGACGTCATGGCTGATCCGATACCACTTGCCGGCGGTGGTTTCGAAGGCCTGCGAGACGGTGTCTGCTGCACCGGCCGTGTGCTGCGCAACGCCTCCGGAGATCGCCCAGTTGGCGTCGGCCGTCCAACTCGCGGCGGTATCCATATTGCCGCCGGTGACCAGTTCCTCCCGCGTAGTGTCGCCAAGGGTGATGGAGTAGCTCTGTAGCGGCGTGACCGCGATCCGTGCGCCAGCCGCATCGGTCTCCCGATCGAGCGTGGCGCTTTGCGACCGGTAGACCTGCAAGCCCGTCGTGGCCGTGTCGGTGCCGGTGGCCACCTGGATCAGGGCCCCGCCCAGGAGGGTGGTGATGTCGATCGCGTCGTCGTCAAGTGCAGCGGGGATATCCGCATCAGCTTCTCCGACCACGACTACGACGGTCCCGGTCCAGGGGCCGATCTGACCGGTGGAGGAGATCCCTCGTGCCTGCAGCTCGATCGTGTTGCCCGCAGAATAGCTCGTGAGGGTTCCGCCGCCGGTGGCCACAGCCACGGTCACCTCGGTCCATTCACCCGAGGACGTCAGCCGGTGCCAGATCTCGTACTCGGCCGTGGCGACGGCGCCGCTGCCGGGCTCCAGGAGGTATTCGACCAGGTTGGCGCTGCCGGTCCCCGAGATTCCCGTCGCCACGGAGACGAAACGGGGCGCCGACGGCTGCAGGAGGTTCTCATCGATCTCGGCCCCGACGCGCCCGGACCATGCCGGCACGGTATCGGCATCGAGGAGTTCGTCGATGATCGTGGCCTCGTCCAGCATGTAGAGGATCGAGTGCCCGTCCTCGGTGGCTTCGACCCGGTTCACGATGGCCGGGAAGCTCTCGACGCCGGCGATACCGAAATGAACCAGGTCCCCTGCGGTCGGCATGCTGTCCTCGCCCTGGACATAGATGACCGACCGGGCGTTCTCGTCGGTGCGGACAGTCCGCACCACGGATTGCCCGATGGTGTCTTCCTCGTCGGCAAAGACGCGGAATCGGATGGCATAGCTTTCCCCGGCTTGCATCGAGATCCGCTCATCCAGTTCGACCAGGCGCCCGACGATGCTCTTCACCCGGGCGGCCCGTTGGAACTTGTCCAGGACGTCGTGGCTGACCATGACCTTGTCGCCACGGGTCGCGGTTCGAAGGTGACCGGTCTGGGTCGCCTGGTAGACGTCGGGGCGGTAGATCGCCTCGTACATGCGCCGGCGGGCTTCGATCCAGATCTCGTCGGGGTCGGTCTTGCCCGGCAGCTCCAGGCCCTCGGTGGTGAGGATCTCTCCCTCGTAGCCCGGCCAGCGGATGATGCGCTCGGCCGGCTTGAAGTCATTGGTCGCATCCAGGAACTTGACCTTGAAAGCGTGGGGCGGCGTGAAATACGTCCGGGTGCAGCGGAAGTCCCAGCTGTTGCGCGGGCTGATGTGATCCACGACCAGATCCTGAGCGCGGTCGATCGTCACCCCCCATTTGACCCCGTCGTGGCGCGGCGTCGCCCGCCCGGCTGCCGCGATCTCGGTCAGCACCTCGCGCAGGGGCGTCTGCACCTTGTCTTGCACGCGGTCATATTTCAGGTTCTTGAGCCTGCAGAAGTTGTGCCATTCCTCCAACTGCTGCAGGTCGATCCCGGCGTCTGCAACGGCCCTCTGCTGCGCCGGGCTCTGCAAGGCGTAGCGATAGAGGGACGCCGGGTTCGAGGTCGCCCGCTCGATCCAGGTGCCGGTCGCGCTGTCATAGTCGAGGCAAATCCGCTGGACGAAGGCCGAGCAGTTGTCGAGCGCCCCGGAAAGCTGGTGAGTGGCCTTGATGCGCGCCGAGATGAGCGCCAGGGGCCGGGGGTAGTTCAGCGGATACTCCGGGCGAAGGGTATGGAGCGCTGCCCATGTGCAGCGGCGCTGGCGCTGGCTGTCGGTCGTCTCATCGGTCAGCATGATGAGGCGCACTTGCCAGCGCCCCCGGCTCGGGAAGGTCCAGGTGTGCTGCCGATAGAAACTCTCCAGCTTCTGGCCGCGGATTTCGAGGGTCTCCACTTCCTGCCATTCCTCGGCTTCCGCCAGGCGATGTTCGATCCGAACGGCGACCTCCTCAGTCCGCTTCTTCCCCTCATCGTTGAAGCGCACCAGGCCGGAGGGGAAAGACAGGATCACCGACGCGCCGGCGGCATCTGCACCCGTGGTGCGCACCACGGGCGTTTCGATCGAGGGATCATCCTCGATGATCTCGCCCAGCTCATCGCGGGGAAGCGGCCGGGTCAGCTCGACCGAGATTGCCTCTTCGGCGACCTGCTGGGGGTACAGGCTCAGCGGCAGGTCGCCAGCGAGACCGGCCCGGGTCTCGGTCTCGACGTTGGTGAACTCGCTGATGGAGGTCTCACCGATCCTGATGTCCGAAATCCCGACCTGACCTTCGCCGAAGTTGAAGGCGGTCCGGATGTACTGCCAGTCGCCCACGATCTCGGAGTAGCTGAGCGCGGCGAAGGGCGGAGCATAGCGGATCTGGCCCAGCACCATGGGCACCGCGCCGTCTGGATCGAGGGTGTTTCTGAAGCCGCTGATCGCGTAGCGGTTTTCCGCGTCCCGATCGTCGGGTTTCACGGGCGGAATGAGAGCGTTGATCAGGAGGTTGCCGACTACCGTGATCCCGGCGGTGATAAGGGCCGAAGAGATTGCGAAGGTGCTCGACCCGATCGCCCCGATGGCCCAGTACTGCCCCGCCGCGACGGCCGCGATCGCGACCACAACGCTGAGGATCGAGCGCAAGGCGCTCTTGTCCGAGATCACCCGAATGACGACGTGGACGCCCGGACGTGGGCGGACACGCGCCCAGTGCTCCGGCAGGATGACCTCGGAGGCCTGTGGGGTCACGAGAGCAACCCGGCACTGCCGGAGGTCTTCCTCGGGCAGCATCGGTAGCGTCACCCTCACGATCTCTGCGAGGCTCATGCCGGCGGGAAGCTCACGCGCGATGCGTCGGGCCTGAGGGTCGAAGTGCGGGAGTGCCAGCACCGGGGTCTGGAGATCCTTCATCGGGCGGCCTCCGAGACGATTTGAACAGGCCGTTCAAAGTGCCTGTAATGCCCCGTCAAACGGTGCTTCCAGGCACCGCTGGTGTAGTCGGCGAGCTTGGCGGCATCCTCGCCCTCCATGTGGATCATCAGGCCGTGGCGAACGACGATGCCGATATGCGAGCTGAGGCGCCCGCGGCGGAACACAGCGATGTCAAAGGCGATGGCCGGCCCTTCCGTCGGAAGCCAGAGCGGCGAGTTCAATGCCCCGTCGACCAGGGCAGAGATCTCGCCAAGCTCCTCGGCCGAGCCATAGCCGAGGTAGTCCGGCAGGCTGATGCCGAGCTCTTCCTGGTAGATGACGCAGGCCAGCCCCCAGCAATCGGCACCAGAGCGGCCACGCCCGAACTCCTGCCAGGGCAGACCGATGAAGCGGTTCGACCAGCTCATAGGAACAACCCCGGGAAGCTTTCGCGCGTCATGCGGCCGGACGGGAAAGGCTCGGCTTCGATCTCGTCGCGGCTGATCGACAAGACGATCTCGCCGGCATCGATGTCGGCCGAGACGATCTGCAGGTCCAGGTACTCGGCCTCGATGACGTCTGGGCTGTCGGCGAGGACAACGGCCATGTTGACCGATGGCGGGGTCGAGATGCTGCGCACGAGGCTCACCATGTCACTGTCGAGGTTCTCCAGGACCAGGGTCGAGCTCGCCGGCGCATCCTCCAGATCGGACGGCAGCAGGGTCGAGGCGACGATCCAGAGCCAGGGCTCGGTCGCAGGATCGGCGCCGCGCCAGGTCGAGCGCGTACCCATGAGATAGGGGTCTTCGCTCAGCTTCTCGGTCGGATCCGTGGAAAGCCGGATCACCTCATCCAGATCTGGATGCGTGATCTCGAACAACACGACCTCGATCTCCTGCGAGGTCACGCTGTCCTGCGCCTGGCGGGCGTTGAGGCTGACACGTCTCATGGCATCACCACGATGTTGAAGGATTTCCGGAACTCGATGCCCAGGACAGTCTCGCGTGGGGGCTGATCTCCCCAGGCGCAGAGCCAGCTGCCTGACATGAGCAGAGGGGCGCCGCTCTCGTCATAGAGCTGGGCGCCAGAGGGGTCTTTCAGCGGCCAGCCTTCAGTCGTCGGATCGGGCATCCTGAACAGGCGGGAACCGTCGAGGCAGTCCTCGACATAGAAGGTATCGAAGACCTCGCGTTGGCTCCTGGTGAGCAGCACCGAGAGCGTCACCATGGTCGCCGCGCTGGAGAAACGGCGCCCATAGGCGGGCGGGCCGGCTTCGCTCTGGCGGCGACGGCGGGCGTCCTGACGCTGCCTCTGGAACGATGTGCGCTCCGGGCGCGGCAGAGAGGTGGGCCAGGTCATGATCATCCCCGGTTCCTCGTCGTCGGTCGCAGGCCGAACTCATTCTGCATGGTCCGGCGCAGCGGGTTGCCACGCTGAGCGACTGCAGCTGCGGCCTGCCGGCCGACGGTCATGACCAGCTGCGGCTGACCTTTGCTGTCGGGCTGGACATCGACGTCGACGTCGTCGGTGCCGAAATTGTTGATGATCGGTGCGGGCATGACGAGGCGGGGAGACCCGCTCGCGGCGCCTGCACCTCCGACCAACCCACCTTGCGCAAAGGCCGGAAGGCCTCCGGCGTTCAGCGATTCAAGCAGGTGGCGGTTCTGGCGCGTGGCGCGGGCGTTCATGACGTATTCGCCTGCCGATGCCCACATGAGCACATCATCGGACTTGGCCCCGCCGGGACCATGGACATATCCGCCTTCTGCGCGGGCCTGAAGCCCGCCTGTCAGGCCAGAGAAGAGCGTGCCCAGCAAGCCACCACCCGAGCTGGTCCCGAACATCCCAGCCAGCGGACCCTCGCCCAGGAGGGCGGCCTTGAGCACAGCCTGGCCGATCATGTCGGCTACACTCGCAAAGGTGTCGGCGAGCGACTGCCCGCGGAAGACCAAGCCATCGATCGCGTCATATGCCGTCTGCGCATAAAACTCTTGCTGCTGTGTCAGCGAGGTCAGGGCGTCGTTCTCTTCGATCCTGGTGCGGATCAGGGCTTCCACCTCTGCGCGCTCAGTTTCGGTGGCCGACGCCAGGGTTTCTCGGTTGCGGATCATCTCCTTCTGGACGGGGTCAGTCTCGCGCAGAAGGTCGAGCTGCAGCTGCTCCTGCTCGATGAGCTTGCGAACCGCATCGGTTTCAGCGCCGCTGCTCCTGGTCTTCTTCAGGCGCTCCGAGCGCTGTTGATTGAGCTCGGCCTCCTGGGCCATGAGGTTGCCGTAGGCGACGGCTTCAGCATCGAGCGCGGCCAGTTCGGCTCCGGTGGCACCTTCGCGACGCACGCCCTGCGTTTGCTGCATCTGCCGGACACCGAGCTGCCGGGCAAGCTCAACGGGTTCATTGGCCAGGTCGAGACGGAGCTGCGCCTCCTCGACGGAGCGAACTCCCTGGGCCGAGAGCGAGGCGGAGGCCTCGAAGGCGCGGACCAGCTCGTCGGCAAGCCGGGACGCTTCGGACCGGGCGGCCGAGATCGCCGAGGCCATGCCGGCGTTCGCCAGACCCTCGGCATTTGCCTTGCCTTCGGCCAACTGCGCGGCCGCCTGACGTGCCAGGTCTTCGGCGCGGGTGAGGCCGTCAGCCACGTCCTGATCGATCGTCGCACCGCTTTCCTTCAGGGCGGCCTGCATCCGGGCAATCTGGTCGGCAACTGCCCCAAGGTCGCCAGCGGAGAGCGCTTCGCTGATCGACGCGCGAATCTCCGCGATCTCACGCGCAAAGTCCGGGGAAATCGAGAGGTCTTGGGCGAGAGCGCCAATGTTGCCCAAGTCACCCTCTAGAGCAGCAATCTCATTTCGATAGATCCCAGCCTGTTTCTCAAGGTCGCCTGTGAACTGGTTTGCGAAACTCATCGTGGCGATCTCGGCCTCGATGTCGCGCAGGTTTTTCCGTGCCAGCTCCAGCTGCTCAGCATTGGCTTGGCTGCCGGCGCCGGCCAGGGCCGCGCCCACGGCCCCGGCAATCCGCTCGATCTCCGTGTCGAACTTTTCGCCCGTCGCATCATCCAGGACGATCGAAACCTTGGCGACGGCCGCGCGGCGTTCGATGTCGAAGAGGCGTTCCGACAGGGCCAGCACCTGGTCGGAGATCTCGCCGTACTTGGCCCGCATGTCTTCCAGGCCGCCCATGCTGGCAAAGGCCGCTGCCTGCTCTGCCCGACCGATTGCAGCGGCCGCCTCGTCCACCTTCTCGGCGAAAGTCAGGGTTTTCTCTTCCGCGTCTTCGACCTTGAACGCCCATTGCACCAGCGCAGCGCCGCCGGCGATGACGCCGAGTGTGACGAGGTTTACGGGGCTCAGCAGGGACAGGAAGGCCGTGCCCAGAGCACGGACAGCACCACGCGCCCCCATCGGACCGATGACCTGGGTGATCTGCGTACCCTGCTGGATCGCAAGCTGAAACGGGTTCTGGCCAGCCGCGAGCATGACGCCAAGGTCGTTGAACTGTGCCGTGAGGTTGCTGATGCTGCCAGCGGCCATGGGGGCGCTGCGGTTCATGCCCATGAACCTGGCGTTTATCTGGTCGACCTGCGCCTGCATCTGCGCCATCTGGGCGACGGCCTTGGCCTCGGAGCTGGTCAGCACCTCGACCTGGGCCGAGGCCTTTGCGAGCTCCGCATTCAGCGCTGCGATCTCGGCATCCGTGGCGGTGCCCTTCTTCCCGAGCGACTGCACTGAGAGGCCGGCCTTGTCGGCACTTGCCGAGAGCTTCTGCAGCTCCGCCTGGGCCGCCTTTCCATCGGCCCGGATCAGGATGGAGAGTGCCGTTGTCATTTCCGGTCCTCGTTCAGCGCTTCCAGCGCTCCGCTTTCAATCAGCCTCAGGTCCGACCAGACCGAAGGCGGTGGCACGTCGCCCGAGAGACGAAGACCAGCCTCGGCCGAGGCGTAGTCGAGCCCGACGGTCACCATGCCGGACATCCCGATCGCGACCCGCCATTGCGTGCAGATCGCCAGGAAGGTCTGGAGGGCTGGCAGATGCGCGGACCAAATCTCGAAGATATCTTTGGCAGGCTTCAGGACCTCCAGATCGATGCCCCAGAGATCCGCGTCTTCCTCTGCGTCCTCAGCGCTTTCCTGGCCGAGCCGGCCCTCCGCCCAGGCCCGCCCGACCGCCCTTAGTTTCCCGCCTTGGCCTTGGTCAGCGCCGACATGTAGGTACGCAGCAGAGCGAGCCGCACGTAGGGGAGGCCCAGCAGCTGGTCGCGCAGGTCTATCGACCAGGCGACAGCCTGGCCGTCATCGTCTTGGATGTCGCTGGCCCCGAGCCAGACCTGGCGCAGGAATTCCTTCAGCCCGTCCTTCGTCGACACGTCATAGCCATCGACATCGTCGTCCGGCAGCACCTTGAAGCGGGCCTTGAAGGTCTCCTCACGGTGGCCGTCATCCTGGGGGACCATCACGACGACAGGGTGGGTGAACTCGGGGGCGGCATTGATCTTGAACATGAGGGCTCCGTGGGATCAGGTGAGGGTCAGGGTCCACTGGTCGTTGCCGGTGACAGGCAGCGGGACGAGGCGCAGCGGCCATTCCTTGATGTTCTGGCTGTTCTCCAGCCCCTGCGGGCGTTGCATCTGGGCACCGGGCACGTTCAGCGCGGCGATGCTGCCGGCGGTCACACCATGCACCAGGTCGACTTCCACGGCGGTCTGGGCGGCGGCCAGGGCGAAGGGGTTGAAGCTCGTCAGGGCCAGCGCCTCGACCACCGTCTCGATCGTCTCCGACCGGTCGGTGATCAGCACGCCTTCGGATCCGATCAGGAAACGGGTCTCGACGCTGTTGCCCAGGTTCATCCGGAAACTGCGCGCCACGAAGTCCGTACCGTTCATCTGGAAGGTCGGCGTGTTCGTCGAGGTCGCCAGCAGGGGCTTCTTGTAGGCGTCCAGCGCAACCGTCGGCCGGGTCTGTTCGGAGGGCTGGGTGAAGAGCCCGGTGAACTCGAAAGCGAGATAGGGAATGCCCTGGGCATCGAGCTGGATCGTGCAGTTGCCACGCGTGCCGAGAAGGACGTAGCGGGTCGAGCCGATCAGGAGGTGGATCGTAATACTTTCGTGGTCATCGCTCACCGGGTTGTAGGTGACGGATACCCCGGCCTCGATCGTCTCGGCCACTGCACAGGCGCGCAGGAGCGGACCCCAGGCCGGTGCTGTGCCGGCGGCACCGGAGGGGGCCATCTCGACGTTGAAGTTCAGCGTGGCGTGAAGCTCGGCCGGCATCGTGCCGGAGGCGCCCAGCCAGGGCGTTTCGAGGTCGCGGTCGACGTCCGAACCTTCCATCGGCGTCAGGCGAACGTCATTCGCCAGGACCGCGTTTAGCGCGCCGGTCGGCGCCGGGTCGGTCCCGTAGGTGTCCTCAATCTTCGCGAGCAGGATCTTCGACTTCCACTTGATGGGCATCTATCAGCCCTCCTTCTTCGTCGCGGTCTTGCGCGAGGTGGTCTTCTTCGTGGTCCCTTCCTTGGTCGGGGCCACCTCCTGCTTGAGGCTGCCGGCCTCATCGCGGCTGTAGCTGCCACCGGACTGGGGGAGCGGCTTCTTGGTCATGTCGGGATCCTCAACTGGTCGGTGATCGTGAAATCGAGCTGGTAGACGAGCGCGCCGGCCCGGATGCTGACGAGGGCACCGCGCCGGAGCTGAAAGGTTCCGATCTCGTCATCGGGTTCCCATCCGGCGATTGCCGAAATGACCGACCGGATCAGGGGATCGACTCTGGACAGCGCGCGGGCGCCGGTCTGGTCATGGCCGCGGATCGTGAGGACCACGGCCACGGCCTCGGTGAACAGCTGGGTAAACATCCCGGTCGCCGCCTGGGCCTGTCCGCCTGTCAGTCCCAGGGGAAGGACATGGGCGGCGGGCGTCACCTGGGGCAGCGCGTTGCGCTCCATGAGGCTGGTGAAGCTGGCAGCGCCCTCGACCCGCCCTTCGAGCGTCGAGACCTCTGCCTTCAGCCGGTCGATCACAAGGTCGAGCATCAGATGAAGCCCTTCATGTTTGCCTCGGTGAAGGGCCGTTCGCGATCGGTGATACGTGCGCCGGTGGTGTCGGAGGCCTCGGGCTCGACGCCTTCAGCCGGAATCCGGATTGCGCCCTTGGAAATCCCTTCCAGGGAGCGTCGGGCCATCTTGTAGTCCTCGGCGATCTTCGGATCCGGCGCATAGCGGTGCAGCTTGTAGATCGCGATGGTCAGCGCCAGGTCCGCGATCAGCGGCGGCACCTCGGCCAGGGGCAGCACGTAGCGGGGACGCAGGAAGCCATCGATCTCCGCATCGGTATCGGCCAGGGCCCGATCGACCACATCCACGTCAACTTCCCCGGTCGGCACGGTGGCGCGATCGGTAAGGCTGACGAGCATCTCGCTGCCGAAACGGTCGGTGAGCTGGTCGAGGGTGGCGTAGGTCATGGTCGTGCGGGTCCTGGCTGCGAGGGTCCCGGCGGCGATCGCCCGCCGCCGGGCAGGCCCCCGAAGGAGCTGGGCTGTCGTCTCTCACGGCTCGGAGCCCATCCCGGCCGCTGCCCGCCGGCCTCCCGCCGGGGATCAGTCGCCCTGGGGCTTGCCCAGCTCGACGACCGTCAGGGCCGGTTCGGAGAGCAGCGCGGTGTAGGCGTCGTCGCTGAGGTCCTTGACCGGGATGGTGACCTGTTGGGGGCCGAAGCGGCGGCCTGCACGACGGAAGCCGCGCGCCGGGCCGGAGATGACCAGAACATGCGGGATTTCGGTGGCGGGGGCCGTCTGGACCTCCGCCAGTACCGGGCCCTCATCCGAAACCACTTGCTCCGTGGACCCCACGGGGTTTTCCTGGTCGGACGTCCCCGGTGCGGTATTGGCGGCGGCCTCGGCCGCCTCGACCCGTTCCTTCAGGCTCTCATCGCCGATGTTGCCGGCGAACTTCACGCCGGCAGCCTTGGCACGCTCTTCGAGATCGATGCGTTCTGCGCTCTTGTCGGTCACTTTGCTCTCCTGTCAGCTTACAAAAGGGGCCGGCCGGACCGGCCCCTCGGTAAACTGACCGCTTCGTCTGCGGCGTCAGGCCAGCCAGGGCACGACGAGCAGTTCGGCGGTGCCCTTCCACTCGTTGGTCTCGCCACCGGTCCCCAGCTCGGAATTCAGGATCTTCCGGCCGGCGCTTTCCAGCGACGGGGGCACGACCAGCAGGTTCGGCATCAGGCCCAGGGGACGGCCATAGTCCCCCTTCATGCCACTGAGCGCCGCCCGTGCCGTGCCATAGGCAGCGGCATTCAGGGTCTGCTTGGAGCCGTAGGCCATCTGCCAGAAGCCGAAGCCCGCGTTGAAACGCGCGTCGGCGCCGTAGACGAATTCCTTGTTGTTGAAGACGTTGTCGTCGGTGACCTTGTCCTTGGCGACGAACTCGAAGTCCTTGCGCTTCTGCAGGATCACCGGCTTCAGTGCCCGGTTGGTGCAGAGCAGGAACCAGGGCGTGCCAGCGCCACCGCCGGTGTTGCTGACCGAGGTTTCTTCGCCTGCCTCGTCGAGCACCGTGTGGTCGGTGTCGAAGAAGTAGTTGCCGTCATAGCATTCGGTCGTGAAACCGGCCTTCAGCAGCTCGTAGACCAGGCTGTCCTTCTTCGAGCCGGTCGACTGGCCCATTTCGGTGAACAGCGGGCCGTAGATGCCGAGGTTGTCGGTCTCGATGTCGTCGCGGTCGACGCCGATGGTCAGTTCCCAGGGCTTTTCCTTGATGGCGTAGTCGTGCTGCGCGAGGTTCTGAACGGCGCGCGGGCCGATCCATTCGCGGACATTCGGCATCTTGCCGAGCCAGCCGTACTTCTGCTCCTTCTGGGTCGAGGTCACCTCGGTGGCGACCCGGTCCCACATGGTGGAGGCCTGGGACAGGCCGCCCTGGAAGGAGGTCTTGAAGCCGACGCGCAGGCTGTCGAGATTTGCGGCGTTGATAAGCATGGTGGGGTCCTCGTCAGGCTGCGGCTGCGGCAGCGGCGGTGGCTGCGGCCTTGGTCAGGGCTTCATCCAGGCGGATCCAGACGCCCTGGGCGTCGACGTCCTCGATGATGCCGGCGGGCGAGCGGGAAGCGGTGCCGTCGGTCTTGGCCACGGTCTGGTCATCGACCGCGTAGGCCAGCTCGCCGATGTCGGCGATGGTGACCTCGTCCGCTGCGGCAGAGTTGGCAAAGCGGAAGCAGCCGGGGCGGTAGGCCACGGACAGGTCGCCGGCCGAGCCAACGCCATTGTCGACCTGGGCCTCCGAGCGGCCGACGCCGACCAGGCCGGTCGCGGTCTGCCCGGCAACCAGGTAACCGGCGGCGTTCCGCATCAGCAGGGCTCCGGCGTAGGCCTTGACCGAGGCCGCCAGCGGGCCGTGGCGGGTGTCACCCTCGTAGCGAGGCGTGTTGCGATCTGCGGTAAGGGGGGCCATCAGACGGTCTCCTTGGCGGCCGCTTCGGCCTTCAGGGTTTCAGCGTAGAGCTTGGGATCGACGCCGATCAGGCGCGCGGCGGCGGCCTGGTCGTTGCTCAGCGCGACCTCACCATCGGCGCGGGGCACGGGCGGCGTCACGGTGGTGGTGCTGCGGTCGAGTTTCGGAAGGCCGTTGATCAGCTTCTGGCAGCGATCGGGGCTTTCCATATGCAGGGTCACGTAGTCCTCGCGGCTGGCCTTGACGCCGGCACGCAGGTCACGGATTGCCCCGTCAACGAAATCCTCGGCCGCCTTGCGGGCGTTGCCTTCGCGCAGGGCCTTCACCTCGGCCTGCAGCGTTGCCAGCGCTTCGGTCTGTTCGCCGCCGGCCGACTTCAGCCCCTTGGCCGTCGCGACCAGCGTGGCGACGGTCAGCTCGCCGCTGAGGCCCATGGCCGTGCCGATGCTGGACAGCATCTCTTCGCCTTCACCGACTTTCTCCAGGCGGGCGCCGAGGGCTTTCATGATCTCGTCCTCGGAAGCGTCTTCCGAGAGGCCGAGCAGTTTCGCGACCTTCGCTGCGAACATGTGGTTGGTCTCCGTGCTGTTGAGCGCGAGAAGCTCGCGCAGGGCGGGGTCATTGGTCAGGGCGGCACGCGCGATCGCGGACACCTTGCCGGTCTTCTTGTCGTAGGAGAGGACGGGGGAGATGCCCCAGTAAGCGCGATCTGCCAGGAGCGTCTTGCCACTCTCCGTCCAGTCGACACGCCCCCAGATCCCATCGTCGCGCTCCTCCATCTCGGTGATGAAGCCGCGCGCCGGGGCGGACATGCCAAGCTTCGCGGCAGTGTCCGTCGAGTGGTTTTCGTCGATGTGGATCTTGCGGCGGGTCGAGAAGCTGGTCTCGATCACCGCCTTGGCGTCCTGGTAGTGCCAGGGGCCGCGACCGTCACGAGCCTGCACCTCCCCCTTCGGGAGGAGCTGGATCCACTCCGGAACCGTCGCCCCTTCGGCAGGACGCGGCAGTTCGATGGCGGCAAGGGTGGCGGTGGCGTTTTCCATGCCAGCATCATCGCGATGCGCCAGATACGAAAACACCCGCAAGGGATTGCGGGTGCGACAGGATCATGTTGGCTATGCCCTCATGAGTAGAGCAATCCGGGCGAGCGTTCCAGCATCATCGAGACCCCGTGTTAAAGGGGCCGTTACTGGCCCTTGTCTGCGACCCGCCTGAGCCATTCTTCGACGGTTTCTGAGATCATCTCGCGGTCATCATCCGAGATGCCCAGGAAGGGCCGGGCCGGGATGTCGCCCCAGGGGATCGAGAAGAAATAGCTTCGGCCCTTGGTGTTCTTGCCCATCCTGGCACCGAAGGCACCGGCCTCGGCACCGAACTGCATGACTGCGGCCTGGATCGCATTCGAGGCGATCTCGACATAGTCGGCGCCGTGCGAGGTATGGATCTGGCTTCGCATCACACCGCTGGTGTTCAGCGGGTTGCCGTAGGACTGTTCTGTTTTGGCGTAGCGGTCGATCGTCGTTTGCGAGCGCGGAGCAAACGGCGTCCCGTCCGGCTGCAGCCCGGCTTGCACGCGATCCTGCGTCGATGCGAGCCATGCCTCACCGATCTCTCCCATGACCAGGGACATGTCGGTCAAGGCGGCCGCGAGCCCATCCAGGAGAGCTCGAACTTCGGCATCCTGGAGTTCAACCTGGATCATGGGCAGATCGAGCTCTGGCGGCGGGGGCCAGCGTCGAGGCGACGGCCGTCATGGCGCTGCAGTGAAGAGCGATCAGAAAGCATCGAGCGCGCCTCTCATGTCAGGATGCGGCCCGCTGGGCGCCAGTTCTCGCACACGAAGCAGCAGAAGGTCGCCCTCGGCTTCGCGGACAAGACGGCTTTCCAGGACCTCATATCGCAAACCCCGGCGCAGCATGATCCATGCCCCTTCGCCCGGCCCGGAGACACGCCGCCCGCTGAGGCCTTCGATGATCAGGCGCACCGGTCCCAAGGGAACGCGGTGTCGCTGCAATTCAGCGCTGAGGTATCCACTCAGGTTCAGGATGTCGCCGGCAGCCAGTTGCCGGAGGTCGATCTGATGCCCGAGCTCGACCAGGTTGAGATCGCGATAGGCGGTCCCCTTGTACCTGGGCAGTCGGGACAAGGCCTGGTCCAGCGTCCTGGCAACCGTGTCCAGCTCGCTGTCCAAGGCTTCCGCGCCGGCGGTGCGCTGGCGGAGGTAGTCGTCAAGCTGCTCGCGAAACTCACCACTCCGCTTGTAGGAGGCGACGACGCTCTTCTGTGCCTCGCTCAAGCTCGGTGCTTGCCAGGCCTTCGCAGTGGTAAGGATCTCGGTGCCGAAAGCCCCGTCCAGATGTGCCATGATCCGGTTCAGGATCTCGGCCATGGCATCTCCAGATCGGCCCTGGTCATCCGCGAACTGGCGCGCATGGGCCTGAAGCGGCTGCGGAAGAAGATCCGCCTTTGCCTTTGCGACATCGGTGATTCTGGCCGCGACTGTTCGTCCCGGCGCGTAGCCCCAGCCCTTGTCGATGCCGCTTGGGGCGCCCGTTCTGGGATCCCGTGCCTGCCATCCATCCGGCAACTGTTTGCCCGGCTTGCCCCCAACTCGCCGCGCTCCCTGTTCCGACCGCGCACCGAAGACACGGCAGCTGCAGCCCCAACCGTTCGGGGGATAGTGGGTGAGCCAGAATTCATGATCCGGCGCCAGGACGAGCCCATCCCATGCCAGGTGCTGAGGGCGAGGCTCCATCGACCCGCCATGCCGATAGACCCAGAAGGCATAACCTCCCTCGACGAGCTGCGCATGCCGGCCGGCCATGTAGCTGGTGCGCAGGTTGGTCTGGTAGATGACGCGCGTTCGCCAGGCCTCGCCTTTGGCAGTGCCCTCACCAGTCCAGCCATGCCAGCCGTGCGTCTCGACGATCGACCGAAAGTCCTGTCGGAACTCCTCCAGCGTGGTGCCCTGGGCAACAGCCTTCTCGACCGCTTTGGAGAGGTCATCCAGCAGGTCAGCCTTCATGGCGCCAGCCACCATGAACGAGGTGTTGTGCGCATCCTGCCAGACATCATCCCAAGACGCGGTCGGGACGAGGTTGCCCATGCGCAGCTTGTAGGCCGCGACCTGTTCGTCGAACGGTTTTCGGAAGGAAGCGCCAAGAGGGTCAGCCAATGCTTTCCTCCTCGACAGCTGCCCGGCCGGCGCCATGGGCAGCGGCAAGCGCCTTGGCCATCACCTGGGCCAGGGCGCTTTCATCCAACTCGGGGAACCCGGCCTGCAACATCGCCTGGAACTCCGGGAGCGAATTTGCGGCCTGCAGCATGGCTTCGATCTGCGCCAGCATGGCTTCCATGCCATCCCCAGCTTCGCGAGCGAGTCGGTCGGTCATCGGGTCTACGGGATTGGGACTTCCAGAGAGCGCCGCTGAGCGCGGTTCGGCCTGTAGGGTGGCCGTTCCCCGTTCCGAAGCGGGAAGGCCCTTTAATGGGTATTTAACGGCGCTCCCTGATGCATCCTCGTCCGTGAGCGGGTCGGCCTGCGGCGCTGACGACGCCGTGGGCGCCAGAATGTCGTCTCCTGCCTCGGGATCGGAAAGGCCGAACTTGCTGCGCACCTCCGCCTGCCGGACCTTCAGCCCGACCTGCACCAGCGGGGCGAGCGCAGTCGAGAATGCGGCCAAATCTTCCTGTTCTGCCCGCGCAATCACAAGGCGCGGATAGGCCGACTGGGGGCCGTATTCGAGATCGACCCAGGGACGGATCAGGTCGCGGTTGAGGATCGCCGCCAGCGCCCGCGCATCGGCCCGCTCGATATCTTCCTGGACCTCCCGGTGTTCCTTGCCGGAGCCGAGACCGCCGGTCACGGCATCCGTGGTCGCAGTCTGGCCGAGGACGGCCTTGGAGATCTGCTTATCGAGCCAGTCGGCGCGCTTCTCGTAATGCTCAGTCGAAGAGCCGAGCGACTTGGCCTCGATGAAGTCGATCGACATGCTGTCGGGAATGATCGCCGCGCAATCACCCGCGATATTGGCAACGGCCCGGAAGATCGTCTCCTTGTCGCGATCCGACGCGCCGGCGCCGTACTTGCCGATCCGCAGTGGCTGGCCGTAGGTCTGGGTGAAGATCGCCCAGTCCCGCTGGGTGTAAGCCTTGAACATCCAGCCCCAGGTCGCGACCCTGGCAAGACCGGAACGCAGCGACAGGCCGCTCTTCGCCTTGATCTGCGCGAAGATGAACTTGAAGGCCGGCAACGCAACCTCTTGCCCGTGATCATCGAGCATCAGCGGCGTTGCCAGGTCGTGGCGGGCAAACCGGAACCAGCGAGGATCCCGCCATTCCAGCCGTGCCGGACGCCATTGCCCTTCGGAGGTTTCCCAGATGATTTCGGTGAAGGAGTAGCCCTTTCCGATCGTGTCCAGGATGTCGAAGACCTCTTCGGTCAGCTCGTCGCGCTTCAGCCAGTCCCGGATCATCTGGGCGATGTCCTGGTCGCGCGGATCGTCGCTCGCCGCTTCGACAGTGATGTCGATCTGGCTCACCGACCGGCGCCGGGTTCCCAAGACCCCGAGATAGTGAGGGTCGCGCTCTTCGATCGTTTCCGCGAGTTCCAGGTAGCGCACGGGATCGCCCTGGTCAGCTTCGCGCAGGATGGCCGCGAGGCGAAGCGGGTTCAGCCCGTCGGCCGGGTATCCGGTGATCGGCGAGCGGACACCGCCAAGTGACGGCGCCGCGACCTCTTCCGTCAGCTGTTGTCGCCGCACAGGGCGCCCCCACCGATCAAGCACGCGGGATTGCTGTTCCATCAGACCATTCCTTTCATGGTGGCACCAAGCGGGCCAGACCACCAGGCGCGCTGACCATCGTGCTGATCGGCTTCATCGGCCGTTTCCGCAAAGCTGCGTTCCGATCGCTGGCCTGCATGGCTGCCGCCGGCGCCGCGATAGCCGTACTCGACCCACCGCATCCGGCTCGCGAAATGCGCCAGAGCCAGGGCGATCGCGTAGTCGCCGTGTCGCTTCTTGCCTTTCTCGCCTTCGCGGGTCGCCGGCACGCGGGGCGTTCCACGAACCAGCTTGATCACGCGCAGGTCAGAGAGGTGTTCCGCATCCGGCGCAAGGGCGATCTGGTCATCCTCGAAGGCGGCCTTCAGCGGCGGCATGTGCAGGCGGTACCAGTCCTCGCTGAACTTGATCGCCCAGACCAGGCCGCCGTCCTCCTCGTTCTCCCGGAGCCCGAATTCGCGGCCCATGTCCTCTGCAACCGTCCAGCCCATGCCCGTTGCGTCGAAGGCAGCGCCAACCAGGCGCGGCCGGACGTGGCGCAGGATCGTGCGCACGACGGTCTTCTGCTCGTCGCCCGGCACGTTGCGCATTTCGACCGACAGGGTCTCGCGCCGCTTCAGGCGCTGTTCAATGGCCAGCAGCGACGCGACAGAAAGGTCGGAGACCCGCGCGAAGTCGAAGCCGAAGGCAAAGAGGGGATCGAGGTCGATCGCCTCCAGGGTGCGTTCCAGCTTCTCCATGAACGGGCTGAAGAGGGCGAGGCGGTCGAGCTCGGCGAGCTGCAGGTAGTTGCCCGGCAGTTCGAGGCGCAGGACCTCCAGATCGGTTTCCGTCATCCGCGCTTCGACCAGGGGAGCCGAAAGCCAGGCGCCAGAGCCCATGGACGGGATGCAGAAGAGTTCCTCGTCGGCGCCGTCACCGTAGAAGTCGATGATGTCCTGCCGCCAGGTGGCTTCGCCCTCTGGCGTCCAGTCCTTGCTGCCGACCAGACAGATCCGCTGATATAGGCCGTCTCGCAGCGCTTCGTCGAAGTCGATCCGCATGTGCTTGTAGGGCACGCGCTCGGCCAGAATGTCCTGGATCTGCTGGTTGAAGACGTTCTCGGTGCCGTCGTGGGTCGAGCAGACCACGACCTGACCGCCCCACATCAGAAACGCCAGGGCAGCCTTCAGGAGCTCCGCCAGGCTGTCGACGAAGGCGGCTTCGTCGATGATCACGACACCCTGCTTCCCGCGCAGACCGCGCGGCGCCGAGCTGAGGGCGATGATCTCGAAGCCGGAGGCAAAGGCGATGCGGAAGGCCTTGATCGACCGATCGCCGTCCTTGTCACTGTCGGGGAAGAGGAACTCCTCTTGCGCCTGCGCTGCCGTCGAGAAGGCGCGTGCCCACATGGCACATGCGTCGATGAACTCGCGGGTCATCTCCTGGCTGTAGGAGATGTACATCACGTCCATTCCGCCAGCCGCCTTCTCGCGCCCGGCCCGCAGCACCGCATAGGCCGCCAGGCCCCAGGTTAGGCCGATGCGACGGCTCTTCTCGATGAAGAGAACATGGGTCGAGACGCTGTCGAGCAGCGAGACGGCGCGTGCCTGGTAGGGCAGCAGCACCTTCGGCAGACCGACCTGTTCGATGACATCCGGCAGGGCTTCCGTCGCCTCACGCCGCTGGCGTTCCCACTCATCGCGGGTGATCGGCGCGGTCATGCCGAAACCCCAAGAATCTCCGCCTTGATCGCCTCGGCCGTCGCCGCTGTCATACCTGCGCTTCGAGCGTGTTTCTCGACCGTAGCCGCGGCCTGTTCCCTGGCCTGACGTTCCACGCGGGTCCGCTCTTCCTCCATCAGCTTCTGGCGGATGCCGGACGAGCTCATGACATCCTTCAGCATCTTGCCCAGGAAGTGCAGCTCGCGCGGATCGATCTCGTCGCCCTCCTTGACCATCTGCGCCTGCATGACTTTGAAGGCGAGCGTGGTGACCATCTGGAAGAGTACGTTGTGACGCTTGGCCTCCTCTTCCAGCCCGTTGTCATTCATCCAGCCCGCGGCCCAGGAGCTGGCCTGCTCTTGCGCCTTCACGAAGTGTTCGTACTCCTGGCCGAAGGCATGCACGGCACTCTTGCCAATGCGAAGCTCCTGGCCCTCAGCCTCCAGGCGTTCGTTCAGTGCATCGGTCAGCGCGACATAGTCGCCGAAGCCGCGAGACCGCAGCTCCTCCTGAAGCCAGGCCTTCAACTCGGCCGGCAGAAGATCAACTTTGCGAGGAGGTGGCATGGTTACCTCCGGGCGCTCGGGCGCTGGATATCGGGATGGACTGCGCGGCCACGGGCGATCTCGACGCCTCGCGCGGTCGCTTCGACGACGAGGAAATCGCCGGCATCATCGAAGCTGACGAAACCGTTCTCACGCAGCCAGGCCAGCTCGGTCACGACCTGGTCTCGGCTGGACGTGACGCCGACACCGTCCAGGACATCGGTCAGGATCGAGGCATTGGAGGTATAGTCCATGCAGGCTTCGAGGTGCCGCAGGATGGCCAGACGGCGATGCTTGCGGAGGGTGGCGAGGTAGGTGGTCACTGGGCGGTTCCTCTCAGGTGGTCCTCGTGCCGGCTGACAATGCGTTCGGTACGCGCCTGGCTCTCGGCCATTGCGACGAGCGTCGACGACATGGCCTTCATGTCGCCGGCCATCTCGCTGAGATGCAGCTCAAGTCGGTGCATGTCGTCCTTGCCGGGCATCGCCTTCACGTCCTGCTCCAGGGCCTGAAGGCGCAGATCGTGGCGATCCATGCGTTTCGAGCCCTCCTGAAGCCGGCGATCGACATCCTTCCGCCGGCCGGCGAACCAGGCAAAGATCACGGCTCCGAGCGAGGCAAGCGTGCTGAGTATCGCAAGGCCGCGGTACAGCGTGTCCAGATCCACCGTCATGCACCGGCCCCGGTGTCATAGCCACAGCCCGCAATCAGACCGGCGATCAGCTGATCGCCGGTAATGACGGAGGGGTCATGCGGGCTCTCGGCAAGCGCGGCCGCATGGCGTTTCGCAGGGGCCAGCAGACCTGCGCAGAGGCCGTCACCGCTCGGGCGGACGGGCGCCGGTGCCGAACTGCTGCAGGCGCTCACGAGCAGCATCAGGCTCAGGCTCATCACGAGTCGCATCGTCGATCCTTTCACGGGTTGCGAGGTTGTCGGCATCGGCCTGTCTGGCGGTCTCGGTTTCGATCTCCTCTCGGGTCGAGCGCTTCAGCCAGCCGACTGCTGTCAGCAGGGCGACGAGCAGCGAGGCGGCGCCGCCGAACCATTTCCAGAGAAGCCGCATCAGGAGGCCTCCTTTGCAGGCGTCGGTGCTGCCGGTCCCACCAGCCGCTGCCAGAGGCGCCGGAGGAACGAGCGGGCCCTGGGAAGGCCCGGATCGGACGAGAACAGGGCCAGGCGATAGTTCGGCGCACGGCGTTCCCACCAGGCCCAGAGCCCGAAGGCCAGGGGCGCCAGCACCATGATCTTGTCGACGACCTCGCCTTCCGAACTGCCAAGCCCGAGGCGCTGCAGGGGCTGCCAGATATCGATGCCGAAGAGATTGCAGAGCACCGTCGCCGCCAGGAGCAGCGAGGCGTAGAAGCTGCGGGCGTGCCAGGCGGGTAGCGCCGGGAGGGTCATATTCTTGGCCATGAGATGCTCCTTCAGCTGACGGTCACGGGGGCCGCATAGCGTGCAACGATCCAGCCCTCGCGGCCGCCGTACTGGACGAGCAGCCATTCGCGACCGCCGAACATGCCCCGGCGCAGAACCGGGACGGGCGTGCCGTCCGGGATCGCGGCGAGCACGTTGGGATTGAAGGAGGGCCAGCGGCGCATGTTGAGGTTGTCGCCGCGGGTCTCGACTTCGACGTAGCTGTAGGGCGCCTCGGGCTCGGAGGCGTCTTCTGCGGCGATGTCGGCGGGATCGTCACGGCCGAGGACCTTGGCGCGGATGTGCTCCAGCGGGAACAGCGGGTTGGTGTCGACCTTGCGGCCGGGCGAGATATACCAGTGGGTGGTGATGTCCCGCAATGTCGGGATCCCGGCGAAGAGAGCCGGCAGCAGCTCCAGCAGCGCCTCGATCTGCTCTTCGGTGTAGGCCATCCAGAGGCCGGCCCCATGCTCGGGCGTCGTGACTTCTTCGATCTCGCCGACGGTGCCCCCCTCGGCGTCGAAAAGTCCGCCCCACCACGTCCGTGCGAAGCCGTCTTTCGTCCGCGTCATGCGGCCCGGGTTCACTATCTCGATGCCGACGGAAAAGTTGTTGCAGCCATCGCGCCCCTGGAAGGTGGATTTCCCGGCGTGCCAGGCGGCCCGGTTGGTTTGCACCTGCTGGGTGATTGTCCCGTCCCGCTCCAGCACGAAATGCACCGACACCTTGGCGTCGTTGTCGGCCAGGTAGTTGGCGGCATTGAGGGGGTCGAGGCGGCTGGCGGTGTCGTGCAACACGACGATTTCCGGGGTGATGACACCCCCCATCCACTTCGCCTGCTTGAAGCGGAGACCATCAAGTTTGTGGTTCGTGATTTGCATCAGTGTCACCGTCCCTTTCGGGATCAAGGTGACGGCTGACGCCAATCCGAAACACCCGCAAGGGCTTGCGGGCGTCAGAAGCCGGGCAGTCTGGGCTGGCTGGAGGAGGTTTCACCGGCTGCGCGATAGCGCTTCAGGTAGGCGCGCACCGTGACGTCACTGACGTGCAACTTGCGGGCAATTTCAGCTACTGGCAAGCCTTGAGCGCGATAGACCGCCGCAACCCACGGTTTGGCGGTCGGAATGCGGCGCGGAAGATGCGCCGCCGCCTCGGCCAGTTCAGCCGCTTTCTCATGGCCCACGAGGCCGACAAGGCGCGAGCGGCTTTTCGGAGTGGGGGTCAGGTAGAGGTCAGCGCCGCCAAAGGTCATCAGGAACTCGGTCGCAACGACCGGACCGAGGACGCGGACGAAAGGTTCGATGTGGGCAGGCGCCTTTGGATAGCTATCCATCAACCGCGCCCTCCGCCGGTCGCGGTGCGTAGGAACGATGCAGTACCGTCACGACATTTCCACCGCGCAGCACATAGCGGAAGCCATTGAAGAGGACCGAGGAAGCCCCGAACCGGACCCCACGTTCGGTCCTGCGAGCGATCTCGGTCCGGACGGCGTCGATGTCCAAGCCCTCGACACGTTCCAGGTGGCGAACAATGGCATGGTCGGTGACATGTGGGAGCATGGGCTTTTCATGCATTGTGCTCCCCCTTCAGCTGGATCCCATCGCGTCGGCACCAGGCTTTAAGCGCGTCAATCACGTCGGCGATCTGCGCCCAGTCGGTCATCATGTCGATGTCCATCGGGACCGCGCCCCATTTGCCCTCAAACTGCGAGCGGGTGAAGGCATTGAGCCCGGCCGGGCCAGCGACACGGACCGAGCCATTCTCATGAAGGAGCCGCCAGAGGACGTGGGCGAACCGGACGTCGGCCCGCTTGGCCTTTGGACGGCGCTTTGCATCGGATTTCACGACCCGCTTAAAACCCCGTGTTTCGAGAGCCTTGATGACCTGTTTCAGTTCGTCCTCGGTCATCTCCGAAAGGGAAGCCTTACCCGTTGCCCCCAGCTGAAGATCGCGGCGGGTGTCGTCATCGAGGCCGAGCTCGCGACAGCCGGCAAAGATGGTGCGTTGCAGGGTGCGGGACATCAGAACAGCCCGCTCAACAGCCAGGCCCAGATCAGGAACCCGCCAAGGACACCGGGCAAGATCCACCAGCCAGCGGGCCAGGCGCGCGGCAGGCTGCCCTGTTCGGCCCGATCGGTGTCGCCCCGCATGTCCGCCCGGATCGCCTCGATCGAGCGGTCCTGAAGCTGGCGCAGGTTGACCCTGTACCGGCGCGGCGGGTGGGCCTCGACGATGAACTCCATCGCCGAGCGGTTGATCGTCATGGAAACCTCGATCCGGGGTTCGCCCGGGGCCGAGACCTCTTCGAGATATTCCAGGACCTGATAGTCGGTGCTCTGCACCTCGACCAGGTCGACATCCACGAAATGCGTGATCAGCCGGGCATCCATCGGATCAGGCCTTCGCCAGGTCGATGGTGATGGCCTCCCAGGCCGCATCGGGGGCACTGCGGTGGTAGCAGCGCACGTAGGTCTTCGAGCCGACGACGCGCATGGCATCCCGGATTGCCTGCATGGCGCGCTGCCAGCGCGAATCCGAGATGTCGAGGCGCAGCAGCATGAAGATCTCGGTGCGGTTGATCTGGCCCTCCTTGTCGGTGTTGAAGGCCCGCGTCACGATCGTGCGGATTTCGTCTCGCGCGTCGGCCGCCCACTCGTTCAGGCACTCGTCGATCAGCTCCTTTGCGACCTGCAGCTGCGGCCCGAAGTCGATGCGATCGGCAACGGCCACCTGCACCTTGTAGAGGCCGTCGTGGCTCATGAAGGTCTTGTTGCCCTTCTTGCCACCTTTGGTCGCCTCGTACTCCTGGGCCAGGATGGCCTCGAAGTCGCCGAGATCGTCGAAGGTGTGCTCCTTGAAGCGGGAGACCTGGGCAGAGAGCTCCAGCGCGTGGCCGGCGATCTTGCGCACCGTCTCATCCTCCAGGAGGTCTTCGGGGCGGATCATCGACACGGGCACGAGCGAGCCCTTGGCGTCCGCCATGTAGGGGACGCCGTTGATCTGCTGGCGCCCGTCGGGGATCTGCTTCTCAGCCATTGTCTTGCTCCTTTCTGGTGCGCTGCGTGAGCGCGATGAAATTCGAGGGGGTGAAGCGGAGGTTGGCGAACTCGGGATCGTCGATCGTCCGGTCCGTCGGCACTGTCGGAAAGCCGAGCGCAGCCAGGGTCAGTGCCATGGCCTCGATCTCGGCATAGGTCACATAGCTGGCGCCGCGGGGGCCGTGCCGGTCGAGCTTGCCCAGGGCATGGCCCGCCTGCGTCAACATGAGAGATGTCGAGATACGCTCAGCCATTGGACACCTCGTCGTCCAGGATCGCATCGACGAGGTCATCCTGGATGACATGCTCCAGCAGGCGTGTCGCCAGCTCACCTGCAGTAATGCCGCGGGTGCCGGCCTCAGATTGCAACCGCCGAAGGACCTTGGTCGATACGACGACACGACCGACTCGTGGCTCCGTCTGCCGTTGGCCGAAATGGGGGATGTGGTGTCCTTCCCGACGGGCGCGGGAGATGTAGTTGTAGACGGTCTCCCGCGACAGCCCGAGCCTGTCGGCGATCCTGGCAGGCTGATGACGAGCCTGTGCCAGAGAGATGATGCTCTCATACGTCGTCATCCTTGCCTCCCTTATGGATCTGGCAGCCATTGCAGGCCCGGAACATGCGCACGCGCTGGCTGTTCTCGGTCGAGAACTTGCGGGCCTTGGTGCGCCACTCCTGGCAGACCTGCGGGGACACCTCCCCGAGCGCCGGACAGGTGATCGAGAGATCCTCGTAGGCGCCGCGCACGGCAGTCTCGACCGCCTTCAGGTCGCCGGGGTACTTGCGGCGCAGGACCAGGCTGACCACGGTCGCGGAATAGCCAAGCTGGCGGGCGACCTTGTTCTGGCTGGTGTTGGCGCACTCGCGGGCCAGCGTCATGACCCAGTCCGGCAGGTCGTCGCCCCAGGCGTCCTGGGCGGTATTTAGTTGGGTAGTCATGCGGCGCCCCGCGGCTCAAAAACCTCGTGGGTGTTGGGATCGTAGATGCGCTTGACCCGCTGGATTTTCGGCGGCAGCGGCCCGGTATTGCGGACCAGCTGGTACTTGGCGAGCCGCCCCTTCACGGGCTCGGCCTTCCGTAGCACCTTCAGGTATCCGCACTTGAGCAGCATCGAGACATAGGTCTTCGCGGTCTCTTTCGTCACCTGCACCGACAGGGTGGTGGCGTGGGCGGCGATGTCCTCGTGGGTGAACTCACGCAGCATGTAAATGCTGCGCCACATGTTCTCAGCTCCGGCGCCCTGGGTGACAGGTGTGCCATCCTTGCGGACGCGCGGGGCATGATGCCCGCCATCCTTGACCAGGTCATAGGTCGGTTGTTCCGGGTGATCGTGCTTCACGACGTAGCCGGCGGCGATGAGCCCCGCCAGGTAGTCGGAGATCGTCTTGCGATTGGCCAGGGAACGAGCATGCAGCAAGGCGATGGTGAACCCTTCCGCGTTAGCCTGGATTGCCTCCCAGATATCCTGACGGGACGGCTTGCGCTCATGGACCTGCGGTCGGCCGGTGGGCGAAATCGACATCAGCGGTTCCCCCGAGGGGCTGGTGCATCGCCGGTGTAGAAGCCGATTTGCGCAACATCTGCCATCGCGATGGCATCCTTGTCCTTCAGGGCCGCATGCTCGCGGATCTGGCCGAGGATCACGACGATCCGCCGGGCCCGGCCGCCAGCTGCACGCAGGATCTCCGCCAGCACCTCTTCCTCGATATCGATACCGGGGCACTTCATCCGGGCCAGCATCTGGACTTCACGCAGGTCGGCGGGCTGGGCCGCGACCCAGTCGAGCATGCGGTTGTGGGTCCGCTCCAGCTTTGCCAGGTTCTGCGGCAGACGCTCCTCTCCGATCAGGATGATCGTGCCCTTGCTGTCCTCGTAGAGCTCACGGATGAGCTCGATCATCTTGGCCTTCATCAGGTAGTCGGCCTCGTCGATCAGCAGGGGACGGCCGCTGACGGCCAACTGGCGGGAGATCTGCTCGGACATCTCGGGGATGGTGCGGCGCGGCTCGATCCCCATGTTGGTCAGGATCGCCCGGAACAGCGTCTTGCGCGTCCAGCTCTCGCGCATCTCGACCCAGTAGGCATTGGTCTCATTAGCGTTCCAGGTGGCGGCGGTGGTCTTGCCGTAGCCGGACGGGCCATAGAAGCACGCCATGCCCGGCAGATCCGGGTCGCGGTCGTTCACGCGCTGGATCAGCTGGTTGAGCAGCATGACGTTGCGCAGCGGCGCGACGCCATGGCTGAAGCTTCCTGCTCGATCGATTTTCATCGTCATCTCTCCTCGTTAAAGGCCTGTTGATCGGCCGGTTCAGCGGATGCTTTCCGCTCCGAATTTCTCGAACATCGTTAGGTTGGACCGGTACTCGGCCGTCTCGGCGTAGCGGCGGTACCAGGCGGCTTCTTCACGGCCGATCAGCTCGCCAGCCGCCGAGCGCTCCTCGATTGCCCTGGCCCGGAAGAAGCGATCTCGCGCGGTCTCCTGCGGCTCTGCAGTGGGTTTCCTGGTGCCGAAGTTGGCATTGAACTCCAGCAGCTGGGCATCCAGCTCGGGTGATGTCTCCGGCGCTGGCACGGGCTTCGCGATCAGGGCGCCCCGCTTGCGATCCTCCAGCCGCCGGATTTCCTCGCGGTTCGCCAGCTTGACGACCTTTGCCTCGACGGGGGCCGTGGCGAGCTTCGGCAGGCTGTCGAGCGCGGCGGCGAGACCGCCGACGGACACAGGGCGCAGGTCCTTGGCGGCCTGCCGCTGCGCCTTGATGTTCCTGCGGCGTTCCCGTGCGGCGGCCTCGGCCGAGGCTAGGTCGAAGAACTCGGATTTCTCCTGGCACTCCGCAAAGCCAAGGAACTCGCCTGCCAGGCTGTAGATATGCGCACCGGCATGTAGGTCTTCCGGGTTGAAACGCGCGACAACCTCCTGGCCCGCCATTTCGTTCATCCAGTCTGACCAATAGGCATTCTTGTGCAGCGTCAGGCGACCATGGGTGCCATGCAGCTTGCAGACCTTCTGGGCCATCAGGCACAGGCGGAGCTGTTCCTCGGTCGCTTTGCGGATCGGTGCCCGTGCATAGCTCTCGGCAAAGGTCTGGTCGAAACTCCGGCCCTGCGCGGTGTCGCTGAGACGGCCAAGGCGAGCGTTGTGCTCGGCGATGCCCTCCGCGACGACTGCCAGGAAGGCCTCCAGCTCGATCGCACGGCTCATATAGTTTTCGGGCTTGGCGTCCGGCCGATGGCCAACATAGGCCCCGGCGAACCGCGGGTCCTTGGCGACGTCACTGGCAAGGTCACGGAAGGCCCGTTCGATGGGTTTGGCCTGACCATGCCCCGGCGTGGCCCAGTGGATTTCCACGCCCAGCATCGCCAGGACACCCAGCGGTTCATCTTCGCGGACCTTGAACCGGAAGCGCGTGGGAGCGCCGCCGGTCAGCCACTTGTTTGCGAACTCGCGGCCGTTGTCGAAGAGGCAATGCTTGGGAATGCCCCAGGTCTCAAGCAATTCCTTGAAGGCCGACATCACCGCGACCTTGTTCGGGTCGACATCGACGCGCCAGGCGAGGATCTTGCCAGAATAGAGGTCCTGGAACGCCACGATCTGCGGGCGGATCGGCTTCTCGTAGCCGGGCCAGGTGACGAAGACGTCGATCTTGTGGCAGTCGGCGTTGACCCCTTCAAGCGCGGACAGGCTGGAACGGTCGCGGATCTGCGGTGGGAAGCACTTCATCAGTCCGCGCTCGCCTTGGCGCATATAGACTTGGCTCACGAGCGGCACGGTGCGGTCAAGCCAGCGCTTCGCGGTGCGCTCGGTCAACATCGCGGCGCCATGCGCCTTGCAGAGCTTCTCCGCCAGGCGATAGCTGCTGCTGAAACTGGGGCCTTCCAGCCGAAGATAGTCGGCTTTCAGCCAGTCATAGAACCTCTGGTCCGCCTCAGCCTTCTGCCCCGTGGTTTTTCCTGTCCGGTGACGCGGCGCGAGGTAGGGAAGCCAGTCGGCCACATCGACGCCTTCGACCATGCCGAACCAGTTCCAGATGGTGCGTTCGCTCTTGTCGATGCGGTTGGAGACCATGGAAACGGCCAGGTACTTGGTCGTGGCGACGGTAAGGCTCTCGACCTCCTTGAGGACCCGCAGACGATCCTGGGCGACCTTCTTGGTGGCTTCTGGCAGCCCGTCGAACCAGGCCCAGGCCTCACCCCGTTCCATATCCTGACTGTCGTCAGCTGCGGCCGTGCCGCTTTCGGCGAGCAGATGACGCTGCGCCCGCGACGGGAACAGGCGCCAGTGGTATTCCCAGCCGCCACCGCGACCGGACCGACGCCGGGCAAAGTCCGGCTGCTCGCGCCACCCCATCGACTTTGCCAGGGCTTCCACGCCCTGCCTTGTCGCGGGCATATCCGGAAGCGCGGCCTCGCCGATCTCGTTGGCTGTCCACCATTCCTTTGCGACCACGAAATCCTTCATGCCTGGACCGCCTCCGGCTTCGGCATCAGGGCGGAGACGTCGCCGCCGCATTCGTCGAGGAAGCGCCGCCGGGCCGTGGCGGGCGCGCGCTTCCAGGCATCCATGAGATCCAGGAAGGCCTTCTCGGTCGGATCGACCGGGGCCGGGACGGCGCCGGTGCTGGCCTTGATCTCCGCCATGGCCTTGCCTGCGGACTTGGCGCGGCCTTCAGCCAGGGCATCGACAACGGCGTAACGGTCGGTCGGACCGAGGGTGCCGATCACCTGCAGATCTGTGAGAGCGACGGGCCTGGGCGCGCGGCGCAGGCGAGACACCTCGTCGCCCGCTAGGCGCTCTCCGGCAGCCACCATGCGGCGCACATGGCGCTCGGTGATCCCGAACTTGTCGGCGGTGGCCTTGGCGAAAGATGCGACGGACACGATGTCCGCCGCATTCCAGCGTTTGTCTGCAAGGACGGCACCGGTCGCATGTTTTGCCTCCGGGTGCAGTTTCTCGTAGACGCGCTTGCGCGCGGCCAGGAAGACGGCCGTGTCCAGAGCGGTCAGCTCGGCACCGGCCAGATTGTCGTCGATCTCCATTAGCCGGGCGAAGTCGTCGTTGCACCGCCAGCAGGTCACCTTGATCGTTTGCCAGCCGAGTTCCCGCGCGGAGGTCAGGCGATGCAGACCCGCCAGGAGGCGCGTCTTGCCGTTCTTCATCCGACGGACGTGGATCGGATCCTTCATCACGCCCAACTCGCCGATCGAGGCGATGATCGCCTGCACGCCTGCCTCGCTGACAGGGCGCAAGCGGTCCACGACTTCGATTTCGTCGATGGGAAGTTCGGTGATGGTAGTCAGGATGTCAGCCATTCTCGGCAGGGCCTTTCGTCATCGTGTAGTAGAAGCGGACAGCGCCATTGACGCGCCGCCGGTCGCAATGGATCTGCGCGCCGTGGCTGCGCAGCTCGGAGATGCAGGCGTTCACCGCCATGACCTTTGCCTTTCTCACGATCTCCCGCGTCGAGTGCGGCTTGCCGTCAGCCAGGAGCTGACGAACGCGCACCAGACGAGGAGAGGAGAGCGAGGCCGCGTGCATGTCAGTGCGCGGCCTCAGCTTCGAAGGCAGCCGAGGCGTCCCTGCGAGTGGCGCGGAAACGGTGCCCCCATCCCTTGTGGCCGGCGATGCGGCAGACCCGCCTGACAGGTTCGTCGATGGCGACCGCTGCTTCAGCGATCGTGCAGTCCCAGCCGTTGCCCTGGCAGTGCTGCCAGAGGCGGAAAGCAACTGCTTCAGATGCCGGGTTGAAACGCTTGGTCATGAGAAGAGGACCCCCATAAACAGCCCCATGAAGAGGATGATGAACAGGCAGATCGCGCCGATCAGGTCCCCGACCCAGCTGTCGTCGATCCAGCGAGAAGCGATGCAAATCCGGCGCCAGGCCGCGCGCAGTGGTGGCAGCACGCGCGGCCCGGCGGGCTCCCGCTTCGCAACGCCCTGGGACACGGGCGAGGGAGGATCGAAGCGGAGGGTTTCGAGGGAGCGGTGATGATGGCCCCCGATCGGCAAGCTCTGGCAGCGGTGCATTTCCGCTTTCTCGCTGCCAGAGCCGCCCCTACCATCCAACGGGTGGGACGCGGGATGGAGGGATTCGATGAATTCGGTGCGAGAGGCCTCACCACTGTTCGGAGGGACAGCCCTTACATTGATCCGGACATCCGATCTGCGCGCGGAGCTATTCCTGCTTGCGATATCCTGCGGGTCGACAGAATGGCCTGTCCCCGCACCGGACGAGGCGGAGTGGCGGGAGATCATTGAAAACCTCCTTCCAGATGAGCTTTTGACACTCGGGAACCAGGACTGGCTTCGACGGCATTCGAGGCGGCACCGGGGTGCGCTTGGGATGCGGGCGAGTTTCCTTTGCGATGCGATCGACGATCTGCCGGAGGAAGCAGGCCGCGAATGGCGGCTGGCACCTCACGACCAGCGGCAGCGAATGCTTCACATATTGCTTGAAGATCGCCTTCCACCGGTTTGGGAGCGACCCAGTGGATCGTCCCATCCTGCGCAATCTCGATAGGGTGTGACGCCCCAGAGCTCGCTGTGGCAATTCGGTTGACCAGGTCAAACTCGAAGACAGCCATCACGCCACCTCCTTCCGGTTGGGCGCGGGGCGCGGGATGTCGGACGGCCAGGCGAGATCGGCCGGCCAGATCGAGCTGAAGTAGTTCTGGGCACGCCACGCTGTCGTCGGACGAACACCGGTCTGTTGACCTTTCCGGAGACGCTCCAGGGCGCCCATCACGGTCCAGCGCACACGATTAGCATTGTCATTCCAGCCATCGAGCGGGCCGATGTAGTCAGGCGCATTCTGGCCATCCAGGATGATGCCGGTGTGGGCTGCGTAGATGCGATCCAGACGGCGGACGATCAGCGCGTTTGCTTCTGCACGCGGGTCCAAGCTGGTGTGCTTGTCGCTGATTTCGAGGGCTGGATCATAGGGCAGCTCTGCCAACTCCGGGCAGATGAACAGCGCAATTTTCCGACGAAGGTCCATCATGCCGCCACCCGCTTGCGAGGGGTGGGGCGTGCAACTTCCGATGGCCAGGCCAGATCCGAGGGCCAGTTGTCGGAGAACCACGCGATTACGCGATCTGCGGTGCGAAGCGTGCATCCACCGCCATTCTTCAAGCGATCGAAGAATTTTCCATCGCGAACAGCATACGACCCTACCGTCGAAAGGGTCCGACCCGTGTGAGCGCAGTATGCTTCCGCCTGCATGATGATGGTGCCTGTGTTCATCCCGACCCTCCAACTGGGTTTCTCCCGAATCTTATGACTGGGTTTTTCCCGATTGTCAAAGGTTCGTTTTTCGGGCACCGTCCCGAACGATGGAAGACTTTGGGAAAACCTTCGCGGATGCAGTCGCTCAGCAGCTTCAGGCGCTGAACAAGAATGCCTTTGCAGTCGAGAAGGAGGGGGGGCTTCCGGTCGACGCGATTCGTTCAGTCGTGCGTGATGACGAGAAGAGAGCAGTACCCAGGATCACCAGAGCCAAAGAGATCTGCGACCTACTGGGGCTTGAGTTCTACATCGGCCCACCCAGAGATACCGGACCGGTCAAGCAGATCGTGCTAGATGGCGGGGACTATGCCCACATCCCAGTTCACTCAGCTACGCTGTCTGCAGGTGGCGGGGCAATCAATGGCGATGAACCGGTCGTCGACCATCTCGCATTTAAGCGCGCCTGGCTGAGCCGGATCGGGATTTCACCGTCGAATGCCGTCTTGGCCCGCGTTGCTCAGGGCGAGCTTGGCGAGAGCATGATGCCGACGATCTATCCGGGCGATATGGTTCTCATCGACACTGCGAAGCGGGAGATCCCACAGCGGTCACCGAACTATCGGTCCAAGAAGAGCCCGATTTACGCCTTCACAACGGACGATGGTGCGCGCGTGAAGCGCATCGCTCAGCTTGAAGACGCGATCATCCTGGTCTCGGATAATCCCGATGTCCAGCCTGAGTTTATCAAGCGCGATCGCTGGTCAGAGGTGAACGTGATCGGGAAGGTGGTCTGGTGGGGGCACACGGCCGAGGAGTGAAGTATCCGCCTAGGCTATCGGACACCCAAATTGCACTGGGCACCCGCATCACCATCAAGTTCTACCTGCGTCGTTAGCATTCGCTGCCCGAACAGAGCAAAAGAGGTCTTGTAGGTTGCCCAATCTCCGACCGTCCCTCCATCGCGCACCTCGATGGCTTGCCCGCAGATAACCAGCGTTCCTCTCCCAACCAGGTAGGCATACTGTTCTTGGTAGCGAAAGGTCTTCAGTCCATTTGCCACGCGCAGAACTTCCTGAGCCACGTTAAGCTGTTCAGGCGAGGGAATCTTCCGGAGTTCCTTCGCAGTCTCGATCAGATGCTCTTCAACGACCGCGTGGTCCGCGCTGATGCCATTCGCCTCGGCATAGGCCCGCCAAAGGTCATCCTCGCTCGCGACTTCCCAGCCATTCGCGACGGCCTCCTGGGCAAGCCGCTGGATCCGGTAGTCCGGCTGGCTCTCCTCGGCCAGGACAGGGGAGGAGAGCAGGAGAAGTGCCAGGGAGAAGGGGATCAGTTTCACGATTTGCTGTCCTCGGCATCTGGGGCGAGTGGTGGTCGATGTGAAAACCGTACATCACATCTTGGTGCTGCAGAATCCCAAACTTCTCAAGCGTCAGCCCCTAAGCTGCCACATGCGATAGGAAATGGAGAACATATCATGTCCGCCTCTCGATCAGGCGGTTGCCAAGCTGCCATAGAGTGACCAGAATCCCAGCTGTCAGTGAATGCGAGCAGAGAAATCCTATGGGCGAGAACACGAAGATCGAGTGGGCCACCCACACCTTCAATCCCTGGTGGGGCTGCGTGAAAGTCTCGGAGGCATGCAAGCACTGCTATGCTGAAGCATGGGCCAAGCGTGTCGGTCAGCCCGTATGGGGACCGAAGAGCGACCGGCGATTCTTCGGAGAGCAGCATTGGAGCGCGCCCCTCGGCTGGAACAGGAAGGCTGCATCGGCCTCGGAGCGGCCGCGCGTGTTCTGCGCTTCAATGGCAGATGTCTTCGAAGACCGCGATGAGCTCGAGCCTTGGCGCCGAAAACTGTGGGCTCTGATCGAGGAGACACCGCACCTCGACTGGCTTCTTCTGACAAAGCGGCCGTCGAATGTACCTCGACTTGCTGGATGGTCTCGCGACTGGCCAGGAAATGTCTGGCTGGGCACCACTGTTGAACTTCAGAAGCGTGCAGATGAGCTGTTGCCATATCTGGCCGCGATCCCTGCCAAGGTGAGGTTCATTTCTGCAGAACCGCTATTGGGGCCTCTTGACCTTGAGCCGTATCTTGGATCGTCGATCGATTGGCTGATTACTGGAGGAGAAAGCGGACCTAAAGCCCGTCCAGCATCTCCGACCTGGTTTAGGTCTTTGCTTACCCAATGCATGGAAAATGACGTAGCATTCCATTTTAAACAATGGGGCGATTGGGCTCCTGGAAATGGAATCAACCTGCCACAGCGCAAAGTGCTGCGTGAACAGGTTGCCGCGGACGGAACCCGGATGGTCCGTGTCGGCAAGAAGGTGGCAGGCAGAGATCTGGACGGTGCAGAGTGGGATCAACTGCCAAAGGCGCGCGCGATCTAGGGGCAGATCAGGGTAGCCTGTTTGGAGAGACGGAGGTGTTTTCGACCGCCCCATCGTCTCCCTTCATCGTGCATGATGTGAAGTCCCGACAACGGCCTATCGATCATGTTCCTGCCCAATCCAATCTCAAGAGCATGCTGATCGCGGAGTACATCAAGCGGTTCCAATTGATCACGAAAGGCGGTCTCTACATCGACGGATTTGCCGCGCCGCAAAGTCGCTTGCATGAGGAAGCTTGGACAGCCCGACGGGTCCTGGAAGTCGCGCCGCCGAGATTGAGCAAGTTCTGGCTCTGTGACCTGGACCCAAAGGGCTGCGAGCAACTACGCGAACTTAAGCGCCTGCATGACCGTCATCCGAAGTTTCGGCGTGTCTGGGTCTTGGAGGGCGACTTTAATCAGCGTGTTGATGAGATCTTGAAAGGCGGCCGCATTAGCCGAAATGCGCCAGTGTTCGCGCTTCTGGATCAGCGAAACATGGAATGCAAATGGAGGACAGTGCAGGCGATAGCTGCAAGGAAAGGTGCGAAGTACAAAATCGAGATGATGTACTTTGTTGGCACCGCCTGGCTGCTCCGCGCTGTGAAGACCAGATCCACGGCAGAGTCGCTCCGAGACATGGAGCAATGGTGGGGCGGCCCCGGGTGGCAACGCCTGATGGAGATCAACCAGCAGGAGGCTGCGGTCAAACTGATCGCGCGGAGGTTCACCGAGGAACTTGGCTATCGGACCGCCTTGGTCTACCCAGTTCCTCTGCTTGTCGATGGAGAGCGCACGGCCTTCCACCTGGTCCATGCGAGTGATCACCCTGAGGCTCCGAGATTGATGGATGAAGCCTTCCGCAGCGTGATCGGACAGCTAGCATCACAGCCGTCCCACTTGAGCGATCAAGGTGAGCTAGAGGTTTGA